GTTGAGAAGTATTCGTTTGAGCCGTTCCAGTCCCGCCAGACGCGGCGGTTGTGTGCGCGAGTTTGCATTGCTGTCTCCAATACTGTTACGCACGCAGAATATAACCAGCAGTAACAATGAAGCGCAATAGGTTTAAATGGTAGCCTCACAGAAGTACGATTGGGTTGCGATCAAGAAGCAATATCTTGACGGCGCTAGCTTCCACAAACTCGCTCGCGTCACTGGTGCAGCGAAGTCAACGATCCAAGAGCGAGCAACCAAAGAGGGCTGGCGTGAGGAGCGTGAAGCGCTCGACAGCACGCGCGAGCGTGTCGCAAAGATGCCGATACATCGTGGCGGTCCCAATGAGTCGCCGCGCTTTACGCCCGAAAATGTCACGACGATCATTCACTACTTGGAGCAAGGCGCTTCGCGGAAGTCAGCAGCCGCAGCCGCTGGCATTCATGTGGACACGCTCAAGCGTTGGATTGATCGCGACGAGGACTTCAAGTGTGCCATCGACATCGCTGAAGCTGCGGGCCCAGCCAGACAGGCTTCTCGGATCAATCAGGCTGGTGAGCGTGGTGACTGGAGGGCTGATGCCTGGCTGCTGAAGCACAGCCCGAGAACACGAGACGAGTGGGCTGAAGCGTCGTCGGGAACCAGTGGCGTGACCGTCAACCTCCAGATATTTGGTCGCGAGGACGAGGCGATCACGATCAACGGTGAGGTCGTCGAGGCTGAATAGTATGCGCGCAGGGGCGCGCGGGTGGGGCAGAGAAGCCGACCGAAAGTTGCCCAGAAACGCCTGTCCGCGCAATAATGTTACCCAGTCAGGGTCACAACCTGACGTGCCACGCAAAATGTGTAATGATTTCAACTACTTAGCAAATCTGGGCGCAAACCAAGTCAAAACTTGCTGCCCTGATTTCCCAAGCTGCCCCCCTGGCACCGCCCCCGGCCCCGGGCGGCGGCGAGGGTGAAGGTGATACTGACGCCCGCCCAAATCAAAACCGTACACCCCGGCCCACAAAAAAGTTGAGTTTTCAACCCGACCCATGCCCCGCGACATCACGGTGCCTCTAAGCAGCATTGCTGTGGCGCTAACCTACGAATCTGCCGACCACCAGGTTTTCCTGGCCCCTTGGTTTGCAGACGAAATGCGCCCCAATGACGTGGCGGCCTATTTATCCAGCGCAATAGAGGCGCTTGAGGGCATCCGCGACGGTTTTGAGATGATTGCGGGCCTGAAAGACGCAGAACCGCTGCACTAATGGCGCAAGCAAAGACAATCCGGCTCGATTACGAGCCGCAGGAGAAGCAGCGGCTCCTGCACAGCGCAAAAGCGCGCCAAATCCTGTTTGGCGGCGCTGTTGGCGGCGGCAAATCGACCGCCTTGCGCTGGGACATGATTAAATTCTGCCTGGAGAACCCAGGTCTTGTTTGTTACCTTTTCCGCCGCACGATGCCGGAACTGGAAAGCAACCACATCCTGCAAATCCGGCGCGATGTGCCCGCAGAACTGGGCCGCTGGAACGAAACAAGAAAGCGCTTTGAGTTCCACAACGGCTCAATGATCGTGTTTCAGTACCTGGAGCGCGACGCGGACTGTGAGCGCATCCAAGGCGCTGAAATTCATTATGCGGGTCTCGACGAGGGCGGCCAACTCAGCCCGTACCAGATCAACTACATCAAGTCTCGAAACCGGCTTGGCAGCTTTGAGGCCAAGCAACCTGACTATTTTCCCAGATTCGTCGTCACGGCGAACCCCGGCGGGCAGTCTCACAATTATCTGAAATCTATCTACATCGACGCAGCGCCGCCGGGGCAACTTTTCTACGACCACACGATGGTCGATCCCGAAAACCCCAAGGACAAGGGCTGGACGACCCTGTTCATCCCCAGCCGCATCGAGGACAACAAGTACATTGACGCTGGCTACCGCGCTTCTCTGAGCGGCCTGCCGGAAGAACTGGCACGCGCCCTGCGCGAAGGCGACTGGGATTTGGTCGTCGGCGCGTTCTTTGGCGACGTATTCCAGCGCGATAAGCACGTCATTGAGCCATTTGACATCCCAAGCAACTGGGTGAAGTTCCGCGCGTTCGACTGGGGCTCAGCGAAGCCGTTTAGCGTCGGCTGGTACGCTGTGGCGCAGCATGACGACCGTTTCCCGGATGGCGCGATCATCCGCTATCGCGAATGGTATGGGGCGGCTGGGCCGGATCGCGGCTTGAAAATGACGGCAGAGGAAGTGGCGGCGGGCATCCGTTCACGCGAACGTGGCGAAAAAATCGACTATGGGGTGGGCGACCCGAGCGTCTGGAAGTTCGACGGCGGCCCATCAATCGGGGAGCGCATGTCCAAGTTTGGCGTGCGCTGGCGGCGCGCTGATAACAGCCGCGTAGCTGGGTGGGACCAAATCAGGCAGCGGCTCATGGGCGATGACAACGTGCCCATGTTTTATGTCTTCAAGACGGGCACCGAGTTGATCCGCACGCTACCAGGGCTGCGGCACGACAAGCATCGGTTTGAAGACATCGATACGACGATGGAAGACCACGCGGCGGACGAGTTGCGCTACGCGCTGATGAGTCGCCCGTACACGCGAAAAATTCAAACCGTGGATGACGACGATCCCTGGCGGCCCTCAACGCTGGATGAGTTGCTGGCCGCAAGTCCAGCGCCAGGATACTCGGAATATCCAGCGAGGATGTTTTGATAAATGCTTCCACAAACTGCCGCGCAGCAGCAGTTGCTGGCGCAGAGATTAAGCGCCGCGCAGCCGCGACCTAACATTTTTGAGTCCATATTAGGACGCGACCCGAGCGTGCAGTATTCGACCGTCCTGCCGCTGAGTGTTCAAACCACGCCTGACGCGGGCGGTTCGCTGCTTGCCGAGCAGCGCACAGTATTAGCAATGCCGGAACTTGTGCGCGGCCTACTTGAAGGCGTCGCCGCGCCCAATCAGGTGCGCCAGGGCAAAATGAACCCGATGACCGGCGCAATGCTCACCGCAGGCGCTGCACCGCAGGGTGCATTGCTTGGCCGCGCCCCAGCCGGTGCGCTGGGCATGAACGTGTTTCACGGGACGCCGCACAAGTTCGCCCCGGAACCCGGCTTCCCGTCGGGCCGTCCGCGCCTAGACAAGATGGGAACCGGCGAGGGTGCGCAAGTGTATGGGCCGGGTTTTTACAGCGCAGAAGCAGAAAGGGTGGCGCGCGATTATCAAGAAGGCTTAACAAAAGCCAAACGACGACAGACCTTAAATGGTCAGCTTCTTCCTACGTCCGCCGCATATGATGCGGCAAAAGTTGCAAAAGATTTCAATATTCCTGAGAGCGATGCCGCTTATATCGAGGGCATTGTCAAGTATATCGATTCCTCTCTACGCGAACGCGACATTGATTCGTTTATTGATGATCGGAAGATGCAAATAGAGCTTTATTCCGACAGTGGTGCCGACCCAGAGATGGATGAATTGCTCAAGGCGATACGGTCTACTTATGAGCAGGAAATTCGTGTCGCCACTAAATACAAAGACGCAATCAAGCCAAGCACCGGCAACCTATACAAATTCGACATTCCCGACGCTGACGCCGCCAAGCTGCTCGACTATGACGAGCCGATAAGCCAGCAGCCGAAGGTCGTGCAGGACGCGATCGACCGCCTGGGCTTCATGCCCGACAACCCCGACAAGATGGCGGGCGGCGACATTTGGTATCGGATGCGGCGTCAGCTTGGCGAAGATGAGGCAGCAGCCGCGATGCGCGGCGCCGGTGTCCCCGGCCTGCGCTACAAGGACGCCGGATCACGCGGCACCGATAGCGGCGACGGCACCCGCAATTTCGTAATTTGGGATCAGGACGTTCTGGATCGCACGAAGATGCTCCAGCGCAACGACGAGGTTTTTGAAAACAAAATAACCCCGCAGCAGATGCGCGATCTGCTTGCCGATCCGTTTGGTGCGTGATGGCACGTCAAGTCATTGGCGCAAACACTTACAAATACAAGAAAAAGATCAAGCGCCCAGGCCGTCACAAAAAGCGCGTGAAGCGCAAAACACCTGTTTTTAACGCACCGCAAAAGCAGCGGCGATGATGCAAGGCATGGTAAATGGCTGACACTTACGAAGACGACCTAGAGCCCAAGTCGAAGCGCGACCGCGCTGACTTTTGGCTCAAAAAGGTCAGCTATGCGCGCAACTACGAGCAGCAGTGGCGCAACCGCTCTGCCGCGCTCGTAAAGCGCTATCGCGACGACGATTACGCTCGCCAAGAGCGCGTCACGCGCATGAACATTTTTTATTCCAACGTCGAGACGCTCCAGGCTGCGCTTTACAGCGGTGCGCCGCGTCCGCGTGTCGTGCGCCGTTATCGCGACCAAGACCCGACTGGCCGTCAGGCGGCAGAGATTGTAGAGCGCGCGCTGCGCTACCAGGTCGAGCAGTACGACCTTGACGGCGAACTGATTAGCGCCATCCGCGACTACCTGATTGTCGGTCGCGGCGTTGTTCGCGTTGTCTACAGCCCCACCGTGATGGAGGGCGACAACCGCGAAGCCGTCAACATGCTGCCCATGTTCAACGACATGGGTGAGCAGGCGGGAATGCAGTACATGCGCGGCCCGCGTGGCGAAACGGTTGATGAAAGCCTGGTTGAGTTTGACGAAATGGGCTCGCCCTTTATGCGTGGCGAAGCCTACGAATACATCGCAGACCAGGCATATCGCTGCGAGTATGTGCATTGGCAGGATTTCGTGATTGAGCCCAGTCAGCGCTGGGCTGATGTGACTTGGATCGCGTTCCGCAAGCTGATGACCCGCGCCGATCTGATTGAGCGCTTCGGTCAGTCAAAGGCGATGCGCATTCCGCTGACGCACGAGTATGACGACGCCGATACGAACTACTCAACTGAAGACACCAGCCAGCCAATGCGCGCTGAGTGCTACGAGATTTGGGACAAGCGCTCGGGCAAGCAGATTTTTGTCGCCACAGGCTTTGGCGAGATACTGGAAGAGGCGGAAGACCCGTACAAC